AAATTCCTGATAAAGATGACCACGCTGAACCACACCTACAGCTACCGCTGCAAGGTGATGTGCGACGGAAAGTATCTGCAGAAAAACTCAATTACAGGCGATCTAAGCTGGGTATCAAGTGAGACCTACATCGACCTGAATGCCGACGACGACGGAAACTATATGATTGGCGAAGCTGATAGTATGTTCGACCAGATACCCGCAGTCACCGCACCCGTCACCTTTATGCTGATACCTAAGGGCTACGGTCCGTCATATTGGGGTGACCACATCACCAGTCTGCAACTAGTATCATTCGTAATAGGACTGGCTAAATACTATGGCACACGCACCGACCCCACCCGCATAATCCGCCAGCAGGCACGTGCCAACACCGACACCATCAGCATGCTGATAAGCGACTATGTGGACACGCCGAATCGCATAATAGGCGGACACCTATCGGCACAGCTCGACTACGCCTACATGTTCCGCCCAGTGAAGAAGATGAATATAACGCTGAAGAACCAGAACTCGACCCGCGACGACGATGAGTATATGGACACCTTCAGCATCACCGGCTACGGCAGCGGATGGCGACAAGTGGGAGTGGATTTCGACCTGAGAAATGATAACTACAAATTCACATTAATGAAGTAAAGATATGGCACTAAACGGAAACATAATACTTGTGCAGCTTGACGGGCACACCATAGCCGGCACCAAGACCACTGAGATACAGGTGGAGAGCGAACTCATCGAGATAGCAAGCGCCATTCAAGGCGCATACCGAGAGTACCTGACTGGTCGCAAGCAGTGGCAGGTCACCGTGAACTATCTGCTGATGTATGCCACATACCAGACGATGTTCACCTATCCAAATGCGAGCCTGACCGACGCACTACTGGTGGGAAACAGCTACACACTGCGATTCATGAATCGCGCCAGCCACTACGACCAGCCAATTACCCTCAAAGGCACGGCCATACTGCGCACATGCAAGATAACCGCCACCCGCGGAAATTTGATACAAGGCACATTCACATTCGTGGGCAACGGCGCACTCACTGGAGAATAATCACAAACAATAAAAACATAAGAATCATGGCAATAAAATCATTCGAGTGGTTTTCACTCACGTTTGGCGGAATCATTGGATGGATAGTGGGACGATTCGAGCCAGCCTTCCCGCTCATCATCATCGCTACCCTCTTCGTACTCTACGATGCATGGAGCGCCTACGAGCTCGACAAGCGCGTGCATATCATGTACCCCAAGCGGAAGCGCGAGGAGGCCAAGTTCATGTCATACAAGTTCCGACAGGTCATTCCCACGCTCATCGAGCGCTTCGTCATCATCATTCTGGCCTACTGCGTGGAGCGGTGGATATTCGTGGATGTCTACGTGCCCATCAGTTACATCACCGCCGGAGTGGTGTGCGCCGAACAGATGCTCTCGATAGCTGAGAACAAGGCCAGCTGCCGACTGCCAGGCGACAAGCACGCCCGAGTGTGGAAGATGCTGGCCAAGGTGCTCATCGACAAGACCGCGAGGCACTTTGATGTCGACACTTCGCTTCTCCAAGACGATCTACAAGATGTGGATGCACGCGAGAAGAAACAACCCGCAGAGATAGAACCCAATAACGAACTGTAGCGTATGAAAGCAAGTCAACGACTAATAGATCACATCAAGCGGAGCGAGGCCTGCGTGCTTCAGGCTTATCAAGACAGCGCGGGAGTGTGGACCATCGGCTACGGCCACACCCAGGGAGTGAAGCGTGGCGACAAGATAACGGCATTCCAGGCCGAGCAGTTCCTGAAGGAAGACATAGCGAGATTTGAGCCCTACGCCAACAAGTGCAAGATGCTATCGACCCAGGGCAAATACGATGCCGTGCTCGACTTTATCTACAACTGCGGCCCTGCTAATTGGAACTCGAGCACGCTGAAGAAGTACATCGAGAGCGGTCGCAAAACTTGGGAAATCCAAGAGCAGTTCCTGCGATGGGTAACTGCCGGCGGCAAGAAGCTGGGAGGACTCGTCACCCGCCGCATCTGGGAGGCTGCAAGGTTCGCAGAGTAAAAATAGTTTTATCATAATCAATTATATCGTAACGTTAGTAGTATTAATATTTATAGTTTTAGGTTTTTAGTTATAGGTTTTTAGATTATTAGTGAATAATTATTGTTTTAGTTAGATTCACGGGCTCGCAGCGGCGAGCCTATTTTTTTTGTGCCCAAAAGTAAACCCTTGACCGAAAAACGCGCGAGATGTGTATGGCAGAATTTATAACAGGATTTAAAGGACTCAGTGCTACCAACAATCGCATAGATGCGTTGCGAGCCGACTTCTCGGGTTTAGATAAACTCGACAAAGCCATCAGCTCGGTACTCAACCGATTGGCTCTGAAGGACAACGTGCGACAACAAGTGGCGATGGTGGGCAGTGGCAAAATGAGCCGCGAAAACTTCGACGGATGGTTCAGCGAGGTAGTTCGTCAGGAACTGGGCAAGGTGCTTGCAATTATGCGAGCCCGCGCCGTACAGAAGGCCGACACACAAGCCAAGGCAGGCAGCGCAAGGAGTGGCGTGCTTCGCCGAATGTATAAGAATGAGTATGCAGGTAATATCAACATCGGCGGCAATCGCGGACGCATAAGCCCACGCCGCCGACTATATGAACCAGGACAAGTAAGACCCCGACACGTAGGAGCCCGCACCCGTCAGTTGAACGAATACTTCGGTCCCGACCGATCTTTCATCTTGCGATTCTTAGAGTTTGGTACCGACGTGCGCACAGCCAAATCGTTCGGTCCCACTGGTCGCGGATCAACAGCCTCGTGGGGTGCTCGCGGCAATATTGCTCCGCGCTCATTCTTCCACAGCATGAGCAGCGACATGGAGCAGGCGGCACAGCAGCTGGGACAGACACTGACTGGATATGTAGAAGAATGGATTGAAAAAGCATTTAAAGAAGGATAATATATATGGCAAAATCAGCACTAGAACTTGCGGTCGAAACCGGTAAATGGGATGCCGGTCTAAAGAAGGCTAAGTCGGCCCTCGACAGCTTCACCGATGCCAATGGCGGACTACAGCAGGCACTCGGTAAGGATAGCGACAAGATGCAGAAGTTCGTCCAGATGATGGGTGGATTTGAGTCTACAGCCAAGACCGCCAAGGGGCAGATGAACGACTACAAGGGCACCATCGAGGCTCTGACCATGCAATACAACCGCATGACCGATGCTCAGAAGGCAGCAATAGGTCAGGACTATCTGCGCTCCATCGACCAGATGCGGCAGAAGTATCAAGCCGTGGCCGAGGAGGTACAGAAGATAAACCAGTCGCTATCGCAGATGCCAAAGGCCGACGCTCTGAGTAGCACCATGCCTTCGGGTGGCGGACTGTTTGGCGGTGGCAAACTCGACGGTATGCTTCAGGTGTTCGGCGGTAATCTGATGACAAAGGGCGCAGGCATGGCACTGAACTTTGCCGGCGAGCTGGGCGACATGGTGAAGCAGGGCATCGAACTGGCCAAGCAGGGCGAAGGCATCCGCATTGCCTTTGAGCGACTGGGCCGAGGCGACATCCTGCAAGGACTGCGCGAGGCTACCCACGGCACTGTGACCGACTTGGAGCTGATGAAAGCTGCCGTGAAATTTAACGACTTCAAGCTGCCACTCGACGAGCTGGGCACCATGCTCGCGTTTGCCCAGCAGAAGGCAAAAGATACTGGTCAGAGTGTAGACTACATGGTGGACTCAATCGTGACTGGATTGGGCCGCAAATCGCTGATGATTCTTGACAACCTCGGACTATCAGCATCCGAAATCAAGGAAAAGATGGCCGAGACGGGCGACATGACAAAAGCCGTGGGTGCCATCATCCGCGAGCAAATGTCCAAGGCCGGCGACTACGTAGAGACCGCCGCCGACCGAGCCACCAAGGCGAACGTGGAGGTTGAAAACGCCATGACTCGCTTGGGTGAGACATTCCAGCCGCTATCTGATTCGGCCACCTCGATGTGGACCGACATCAAAGTGGGCGCACTCGATCTGCTGAACAATGCCGTTAAGCCACTGATAAAGGCACTCAAAGAAGCAGGAGTACTTGGTCAAAATGCAAGAAACAATGCAGGATATGAAAATCTTGGCGGCGATGCCAAGGTAAATCGAATGATAGCCAAACTCGGCGACGGAAATGGCCCCAAGGCTTATCGTACATATAAGGCACAGATGGCCGAGTTTGACAGATATGCCAACAGCCTGAAATTCAAAATAGCAGCATACGGCGACGATAAGAGTGGTGTAGCGCAGAGTGCTGTTGCAAAACTTCAGACCGAACTTGCTGGTGTTTATGCTATGCGTATGGAATACGAACGCCGTGCGCAGGAACTCCATAAAAAATCTACCACAAAAATCGTAGAAGACAACAATGAAGAAGAACAGAGCATTGATTCGCTGAACAAGAAGCTGAAGGATCTGCAAGAGCAGCGCAAGAAGGCCATCAAAGCCGGAGACACCGATCTGAGCAATAGTCTGCTGAAGCAGATCAATCAGACAAAAAAGAACATCACGGGACTGCGTGGCGGCACTACCACCACTACCACCCACACACTGACCAAGCAGGAGCGTGCTCAGGAGTCGTTCACCAAGGCCGA